TACAAAACTCCAAAATTCTCTATTCTTCATTTTATGTTTTGGTGCATGACTAGTAAAAAATATCTTTGCCAATTTACCGTCTGTTTCAAAGTTGGTATTTGAAACCTTTACTCCATATTGTTTTGACTTAGCATAGTCAACATTTTGCTTTTTACTTTTCTGGCATGTTCCTATAAAAAGCCATCCAATAGTTTCCGGTAGTTGAACACCATCTCTTTTCTCTATCACATTATTAAAAAGAGCTCTATTAAAAGTCTTTATTATATCTCTTAAAACAGTATTGTCATAGCTTTTATATTTAGGATGTTTCTTTTTAAAATTATCAAAGAAATTCTTATCAAGCACACTAAACACCTCTGGTCTAAATCTAGGTGCCTTTAAGTCAGGCTTCTTAAATTCCTTCATAATAATATACTAAAAATTAATGACATTAACAAATATAGGTATAAAAACAAAACCCCTACAAGTGCAGGGGCTTTGTCGTTGTTGTCACAGAAACCAACAAACCTGTAACAATTATCCTATAACAGTTACTGTAACAGTTCCGCCACTAAATCCAGTAGATTCAATATCAATTGAATTTACACCGGATACTTTATATGCGTACTCAGAACCAAGAGCTAGAGCAGGATTAGGAACACCTAAGTCTTCTACTACAGATACAATTACAGCTAGAGTGTTTAAGTTATGTGTAATAGTTACAACTGCAGGACTTACTCCAAGAAATACATCTTCAGTATATTTATTAAAAGTAGTAGCTATAGTTACATCTGTAGCTGAACTTGTTAGTGTAATACCTGAACCTGCAGTCAATCCTCTAATCTCTAAAGTTGGAGCAGTACCATCAACTACTAAATCTTCATCACCACCTGAAGATGCTAAACTTATTGCTGAACCAGGATCAGTATTTGTAATAGTTATTGTATCTGTTGTAGCATTAGTAACTATATCAATCCCAGGTCCTACATTAAAGTTTAATGTATCATTATTACTATCAGCAACAATAGTAGCTTGAGTAGGAACAGCAATATTTTTAAATATATTTTGAACAGATCCTGGATCGTTATTAGTAATTCTAATTGCATCTGTACTAGGTACAGTACTTGCATTAAGAGTAATACCAACACCAGCTACAAAGTTTAATGTATCTCCAGGAGCTTCAGCAATCTGAATATTTGTAGGATCATTATTAGGTCCCCAAACAAATCCAGAATCTGGATTAACAGTTGCTCTATCAAAATCATTTGGAGGAATAACAGTACCAGGTATAACAGATGCTCCTGTTACGTGACCGTAAGTATCAAATGTAAAAAATACATCTTGTATAAAGGAATTCCCTGAGTTATCACTTGATAAGTTACTTACTGAAGAAGTATCTTCATGAGCTATTGTTACACTACCTGTAATAGGATTAGGGAATACATCAATTCCTGGACCCGCTAGTATAGAAGCTAATATTGTTTGAGCAATAACAATATCAAAGTATGCCTGTAAAGCAGGTATATCAATTGATACAGTATAAGTAGTTACATTGCCTACAGTTGTAGGAACTACATCAATATATTCTGAACCTGCAACAACAGTTACTGGAGCTTCAACATTACATATATAATTTACAAGTTTTGTAATTACTGTATCTAAGTAGTCATATCTTCTAATTACAATATCTTGATTACAAGTTATATCTGTTCCTGTATAAACAATGCATTGTGCATTAAATACTTCAGGGCAAGATGGCGGGCAAGGCTGTGTTACCACGTAAGTATCTTTGCATCCGCAATTTTTAGTACAAGTATGATTTGCCATTTTATTTTTATTTAATTAAACATATATACTAATTGATAAATTAACTGCATGTTCCATTACATGCATTTGTATCCAATGTTGGCGTTGGAATACTTGGTGTTACACATGGTCCTATAAATGCTACCAAACCATCTAATCTAGTAAAAAAACCTCCTATATCAGTTTCATCATTTGCATTACAATCAAATGGATAAGTTAAACCTGCTGCAAAATTAATATCTGCAGGTTGAGTTCCTGATGCTGGATTATCATATAAAGTAGTACCTGATGAATTAAATTTTGGAACAAATTCTCCAGCAGTTACATGAGATATAAGATAATTTAAATGAGAAGTATCAAATGCAGCATTATTATTACATATAAAACTTTCTTCAGAATTTTTTACTAGATCTAAACTTAGAACACCTGCAGTTGATATACTTATATTTGATAGAGTTGTAAGTATTGTACTAGTGTCTGTTCCAATTTGAATAGATCTTTGCATTACTTTAAAACCTGCAGGATGACTATATCCACCATCTATAGCATATCCAGGAGGAAGTACAGCTGGCGGTATTACTGAATTTGGATTACCACCTAAGTCAGCATTAAATCGTACTACTCCATAATTATATAATACAACACCACCCGCTCCTGTATATGGGTCTTTTAAAACAACTGGTGTACTTATACCATCCCCCTCATAGTTATTTATAGTAGGTGTATAAAGCCAAGGAAGAACTGAACCTGTTCCTGTATCAAGTGGAATTACAATAGTGCCTCTAAAATGTAATTGATTTCCTATTCTTCTTACTTGAGGATAAGCATATGCTGTTCCCGGATCTGTATTCATATATGTATCAAATCCAAGTAAACAGTGCCAACCTGTATCTTGTATATTAGCACTTAGTGTGCTTGATGTATATGTAAGATTTACTGTAGTAGTATCTTCTACATTTAATGAGATATCACCTACTGCATTATAAACATCACAGAGAGCTATCCAGATATTATTTATTGCATCAGCAACTGTGTCATATGATCCAGATTGAATCCAACTAGGATTTGTAGAAAACGGTGTACCAGTGGTAAGTTGTAAATCTGAGTCTTCAATGCATATAGCATTAATAGCACTTATTAAATCTGTAGTACTTCCTGTTGTATTATAGAAGTCACACCATACATTATTAATAAATTCTTGAAGAAGAACATTAATAAATTGAGTTGATCCTTGTGAATAGTTTCCTATTGTACAACCTAAAGTAAAGGCAGGGATATTAGTTTCTGGAACCGGAGCATTTTCAAGATCTTCTAATCTAATTAGAATGTCTGTAATTTGAGTATTAATAACAGATATCTGATCTATTAGAGAACATACTCTTTCTGCAATCATTTGAACATAGTCTAATAACTGCATAGTAGTTACATTACCTGTTTGAAAACAAGGTGCTACAGTAACTACACAATCTGGACAACCACTTACAGAATCAATTTTACCTGGAGTAATTCCTTGTAGTTCACAGATTTTATCAATTAGTAATTGTATTAAAGCCTGAAAATTTTTAGGACCACATGCAGTTATACCAAGACAAGATAGATCATAGTTGTTTACATTTGTTTGATCTAAGATTGTACATAGTTCTGTAGCAAGTGCTGCTACAACATCTGATATTGAATCTCCATTGCAAATTTCAATACAAGGAATATCCGGTCCTTGCCAAATTACACAATTTGAAGAAGTAGGACTACAAGGTCTGTTATCTAGATTTAAAGGCTTCATACTTTTTCTCTATTTATAATATACAAATTAATTTCCACAATTGCAAGTAGAATGTGTTTTTCCTGAATTACAAGAGCACAAACAATCTGGGCAATCATAGTGAGGATCTTTAAGAGCTTGAAGGTCTATCAACTCTTTTTTAAATATCCATTTCTCATCATCATCCTGACAACAGTTTGTAATACCATATCTTTTTTCAAGAGCAACTTTATACATGGCATCTGCAAACCTGCAAGTAATTTTATCATACTCATCAGGATTACAATTAGGAGTATTGTAACCCGGTCTTACAGATCTATTGTTTTTAAAATTTGCTGGTAAACAAACACCCTGTTGGCATTCACCATAAGTTTGAAAATAATCAGTCAGTAAAAAATCCTGTTGTTCTGGATCTGGTGTACAATCAGAACTTACATATATTAAACTTGTAGGTTCTTCAGGAACCCATGTTCCTGCAGGACAATAGAGTAATGGATCATTACACAACTGAAATATTTGATCATTCAGTGTCATAACCCAACAACCTAGACCTATATCAAAACTTATATTATATATTCTTGATGAGTTGTTATATACCGGGTAACCATTAGAGTCATAGTAATCAAAACTGAAAGAGATTTGATTAATTACATTACCTCCATCTATAATAGATAACTCTACACATCTACAAGCATTTGGACAATCTAGACTTTCTATTGTAGTATCTTCAGGTTCAGGTCCTTCAACAGGTATCCAATTTCCTATAGGGCAGTTACCAGAAGTTTGAGTATCTAATATATATACTGGAGAATTATTATAATCATAAATTATCCAGTTATCTCCATTAAAAGATACAGTTCCACAATCCTCTCCTACACATAATGAATATACAGGAAAACCATTTAGTATCTCATCTGGAATTATATTAGCTGTATAAGATGTAGATATATCAACTATTGTAATTTTTACAATAAAACAACTACAATAGTCTACAGGATACCATTTACTAGCACAAACTCTTGGACTAGTTTCTCCAGGATTTACACTTATTTCTTGATATAATTTATCACAATCTATGAATCCATATGTTCTTACTACTTCACCATAATTACTTACTGTTGTACAAATACAAGGTAGATCAATACCACAAGTATTACAATCAGTATAAGTTTCAGTTACAACTACTGCAGTAGCATTAAGATGTTCAGTAGTTTGTTCTACTGTCCAGCATCCTTCACAACCATCAATTTTAATTACTTGACGAAGATTTAATAATAAATCTGTATAAGTAATGATTGGATCTGCTACACCTGTACAATCAGTTAGTTTATAATATTTTCTTAAACATTCTGTACAGTCAGTATATACATCTTCAAGTTTAATAACTTGAGGATTTGGCGGAAGATAGTTTATCTGTTCTACTGTATAACAACCACAGTCAAGTTTTACTACCTGTCCTATATAAGCTTCAAGATTAAATAAAGTGTAGATTACATCATTACCCTCACATGATCTAAGTTTATAAGCTTTATAACCGATACAATCTGGACAAGAGGCATAACTTGTTGTAACTGTTATATCAATTGGACAATCACAAACTTCATCAGGATCTAGTGTGGAAGCAATCCAGCAACCTTCCCTATTTAATATTCTTACAATATTATTTGTTCCAAATATATATGGTAAAAGAGAAGTAGAGTTAGTGTAAATAACTGAGTTAGGATTCTCACAATTTGTAAGTTTAAAACACTGAACAGGGCATTCTCCTTCTTCACATAAACCTAGATCCTCTATTGCATAGTCTACAGAACTATTCTCTTCTATTGGATAAATTTTAGAACAGATCTTTACATAAGGTTTAGCTTCTAGAGAACTTACTTCTTGTAAGTTGTTATCACTATCTACATAAAGGAAGCCGTTAGTATTATATACATAGTAACATCTGAGATCACAGTCACAACTTAATTCTCCCGGAGTTGCATCTATTATAGTTTCACCACAATTATTATTATCAAGTTTAATGATATATGCACAACCTGTATATACAGAGCTGTCTACTTGATTAAACTGCCCTATATAATCTTCAAATAAAGGATTATTAGTTACAAAGGGTTTTACCCGATTTCCACAAGGAACAATTAAGTAACAATCACAAGATAATGGAAAAGACTGTGTTACAGAACATGTAGGTACACCATTACAATACTCAGGATCTCCTTCATTACAAAACCAATGTCCTTCTGAATTTGGATCTGCTACTTCATAATTTACTAAATCTCTAGTAGAAAATAATATATATGGTTCAAGGTCTAAAGGTGACGTACCACAGTTTCCTATTCCTGTAGCAGGAGTCATCAGTGATGCTTGAAACTGAGATAGAGTTATATCATATATCTCAGCAGCAAATGCTGCCGTTCCTCCTGAATTTAATCCAGCAACTTTAATTGTATGTACACCTGGAGAAAGAGATATTGGAAAAACATGCCAGTATCTACTAGGTATGGTTACTCCAGTATTTGGAGCATCTAAGAAAACTGCTTCAACAGTATCAATATAAATTTTTGCAATGTTATCTGCAGCAATACCTATTAAGTATTCTTTATTTGTAGTACCAGTATTTGTAACACAATACTCAAATTCTAAATATTCATTATTTGGATAACCTCCCGGCCAAACACCTGCAATATTTAGTCTACCACCATTTGTGCCAGTAAAGCAAGGTACAGTACCCTTACCCCAAACTTCACTTTGAACATTACCAATTGGGTTTACAACAGCACCTATACCATTATTTTGTTGAACTGAGTAAACAGCATTTAATATACCATCTCCTTTTAATGGCCAAATAAGTGAAGTAATATTAGGATAAAGCCTTAAACCTTGACTACAATACTGTTGTGAATTTTCAGCTTGATTAATTATAAAAGTATCTCCTGTATAACTTGCTGCAGTAGTTACTGTACCTACACAATCAACTCCAACTTGTGTAAATCCATCTGGACAGTTACAAGGTAAAACTGGAGTACAAGGAGCACAAATAGGATCATCACACCCTGTAGGCCCTGCAATTTCTAAAACCGCTTCAAGTGAACCTGGAGCTACTGGATAAGCTATAGGATTACTAGTTATTTCTTCATAGAGCGTATAACACTTATTAGTTTCAAGAGAACCTCCAAATCCAGGATATGAAGCTCCTATATAAGAAACAACACTCCCATCAGGAATACTGGCTGGCAAAACTCCTCTAAATAAAATTTCAAGTCCTGTACAACAGTCTACAAATCTTAAGTAACCTATTTTAATTTCAGAAATTGGAAAAGCTAAAGTCATTATCTAATAAACTTTTGTAAATTACTTGTGTTGCTTTTAGGTATTTCTTCAACTGTTTTATCTCTTAATGAAGCTTCATATTCAGGTGCACAATTTTTACATACAGCTCTTCCATCCGAAGCTGTTTTCCTTTGACATCCGCATGATAATGCTCTCCCACAGTTTGAACAATTTGCCATAATTTTGTTGGTTTTTTAAAGTTTAACAATTCTTACAATCAAATTTATTTAAAAGTTTGACAGCATAGTTAAAGAGAGTCATACCTTCTTGACTTTTATGACATACTTCTACTTTAGCTTTTGCTGCATCTAAATACATTCTTATAAGTCTAAGTTCCCTAAGCCTTTCCTTTACTTTAGCTGGAGGGTCACAATCTGCAACATCTATATCACAAAGTATTTTTTCATACTGATTAAGAGCACAGGTTATTCTTAGATGATTGTATTCTACATAGACCTTACATTCAGGATCTAATGCATATTTTACAACATATATACCATCTGGTAAAGCTACAAATGATGAATCACAATTTTCTGTTTGTATTCCAAAATCACATGCAGTATATGTTGGTGATGATTCTGGTACAAATCTTATTTCATTAGCACAATTAAAACCAGGAACTGTAACAAATAGTGTAGGTCTAAACACTCCAACTAATGGAGAATAGACACTAGTATCAAATACTTTAAATACACAAGAATTTGTTACTGTTGGAATTTCTAAGCTTAAAACATGATTTGCCATACTAATATAATAAAAAAGGAGAGGAGAAACTTACTCTCACTCTCCTTTATAAGTTGATAATTTGCGTATTAAATTATTGTCGGCAGTGGCACTGCAGGAGAAGATGCAGCACATGCTGTACCTGTACCAAGAGTTTCAATGTTACAAGATGAACCACAAGCAGTTAACCATGCAGTTAACAAATTGTAAATTGCTAAACCAGCTGCTCCTAACGTACCTGTTGGGTTAGGATTAGGTGTAACAATCTCTAACAAATACTGATCATTATCAAATGTACCAGTTGGGTTATAGAATCTAGGAACATTATGCTGAATAAAAATTCTATCATAATAAGCAGTTCTAGATAAACCAGTTGCATTAAGAATGTCATTACCTTGAGTAATTTCTCGGATCCTTAAATCTGTAGCAAAATGATTTTGTCTGTAAGCTTCAGAAAGAATCAAGTCTCTTACTACAGTTTCTCCAATACCATTTAATTGACGACCATAACATTGTACACCAATACAAAGAGCTTCAAACTCACATGGTGAACCAGTATAGTCTACTTCAGAAGCATAGATTCTTAAAGGCTCAACTTCATAGAAATCTGTAACTTGGAAAGTACAGTTTTCAAATTTAGTCTCAACATAAGCTCCATTAAGAACCATTCCGGCACACATTGTAGCAGCATAAGCTGCTTCAGTCCATTGACTAAAATATAATGTAGTTACATTACCAAAACTTGCAGGTTTAGTTACATTATCTGGATAATAATATGTCCAGTTAGTACCATTGTCATTTGTAAAAGTTACAACTGGAAAAACAAAGTTTTTCATAATTGGATCATTTACAATCTGCTGAGCCCATTGAATAAATACTCTACGTGGATCAACCGGGGTTGGAGCAATTGTATCATCTGCACAACATCCTGTATATGCCTCAAGAGTTTCATATGCATTGTGATTCAAAGTTCTAAGTGCAGGAGAACCTTTAACATCTAAACGTAGATAATAAGTTTCACCACATAAGAACTTTTTACAGCAAGTACCAGAAGTTTCTCCTGGCTCACTTGAGTTAGGTGCATTTGCAGGAACAATTGTCCAAGGTGTGATACCAGCATGCAATACATAGTTTTGTGCTAAGTTTGCAGGAGCAGCATAAAGTCTGCTTACATACTTAGATTTAACTACTTTAGACTTGTTTGATTCTTTATAACCTCCGTGGAAAGGTCCAATTTTATCATTGTCCATCAATGCACCTGATGCAAGGATAAGTTCACAACAATCATCAACACCTCCAGGAGTGTTACGGATTTGCCAAGATTGTGGATCAATGAAAGTAATTTGACCAGCAGCCAAAGTATTTGCAACTGAAGTACCTAATACAGTACCGTTTGCAAGAGGAGAAATACCATTATTGGCACCAGTAGCCAAAAAGGTTTTTCTAAACGCATGATTAAAATAAGCCATTTTCTAAATTTTTAATTAACAAATAAATACAATATAATATAGTGAAAAGATTTTAAACTTCCAAATTATTTCAAGAATAATAATTTGTATTTAGCAGAGTTAAATGTATCCTTTACTGTATCTAAACTATTTACTATTTCAGAATAAGGCATTTTTCCCTGTAGTTTTGTAACCATTGCAATAAGGTCTCTTATATAGTTAACACCATCTCCAACATCATCTAGTGTTCTTGGTACCATCTCTGTATAAGAAAGTATCTTTTCTGCTGCTCCCTGATATCCTTCTACTAAATCATCTGCATGTCCAGGCAAAGCATCATACAAATCATTAAGTGCTTTATGAGCTGCATATGATCCTGCACCAGTTACTTTTAAGTGAAGTTTGTGAAAGCTTACTGCTGCATTCATTAATTCAGTAGCACATGCTGCAGTCATTGTATCTAAAGAACTACCACCTACTCCTGTATCCTTAGTAGGTTGTGGTTTAACTGAATCTACTTTAGGTTCTGAAGTTTTAGATTCTGCTTTAACTAGTTTTTTAGCAGGCTCTGGATTTCTTTTTAGCATTCTAGCTACTGTTTCCATAATTATTAGTTGTTACGTTCTGCACCTTCTGTACCTCTAGAGAATTGATTTCCTGATTCAATATCTCCAGCAAGTATACTAGCTGCCTCATCAATTATTAATTCTATTATATCATCTTTAAACTCACACTGTACTTCTGCTCCAGACTGAATATTAGTATAAGGATCTACACAACCTGTTATTTGTATCTTGATTGGTTGTCTATAGTAAATGAGGTCCGCTTCATCTATAATAAATTCATCATTAGTATAGATATTTACATAACCACCTTTTAAAGTTGCAAAGGTTTCTCCCCATTCAAAATTTGGTTGTTTAGCTTTATCTCTAAGAAGTTCTCTTAAGTTACCTTCTTCTGCAAGATAGACCATCATTCTTCTTTTATCACAGCAACCTTTTCTAGTAATTATATCTACTCTTTTCCACTGTAGATAATCTTCCGGTAAGATACCTGTATAATAGTACTCCTTATCTGCTATATTAAGATTAAAAGTTTCTAATAAGATTTGTAAATCATCCTTTCTCCTAGTTGATCCTTCATCACCTTCTTTAGTCATGTTAATACCATGAAGCTGTCTTCTAGCCCATTCTACTTGAGCTTTATTAAAAGCCTCAACAATTTGCCAGCAAGTTATATTATCAAAATCTTGACTGTCAAGCTTATTAAGCCTTTGTTTTATCTTTATGGTAATGGTACTATTTAACATAGTTTATTTTTTTCTTTTTACAGCTCCACCTTTCTTTTGTTTAATAGGTATCAAACCTCCTTCTGGAGTGCTTCTCCATTGAGGATAAGCATTATTCATTTTAAAGATTTCATTATCTTTTAATCTAGCTGCTTGACTTTGAACAGAATTAAGTCTTTGATTTTGTTGTAAACTCTCTGCAACTTCTTGCAAAGCTTGATTTGGATTCATAGCTTCAAAAGCAGCATCATTTGTTGCCATTCTACCCATACCAGAAATACTTCCATCTTGAGCTTTAGGTAAAGACTTCTTAAAATCTTTCATAGCACCACCAGCTTTTTTATAAGCCATGGCTTTATTATCATTAAAGAACTTAAGTGGATTAGAGTTATTTGTCTTTTTCATCTTATCTATTTTTAGCCATTTTTTTAAAAGTCTTTGCAAGAGCTTTTGCTCTACCTGTACAACCAGGTTTAGTAATTGGAGTACATTTACCTTTAGTGCCTCTTTTCTTAATGGAGGCAGTAGCTTTCTGTATCCAATTTTTATCAGACTTTTTAGTTGCCATTACTTCTTCTTCTTAAGAATTCTTGTAAGAACATCAGCTCTTGTAATTTTATTTTTAGGAGGAGCTACTGCAGCAAGTTTTGCATTTTTAGTTGCACCACCTGCTTTATATTTTGTACCACCTTTTTTCATGCTAATAGGATTAGTAGTAGCATTATAACCAGGCATAGTCTTAGCTAAATTAGCTTGACCTCCAGCTTTCATTTTCTTCATGGCACCACCACATTTCATACACTTTTTCATATCTCTATAAATAAATTAACAGTTCCACTTCCTTAGACTTTTATTAATCCTAGAGTTAGGATCATTAGCAGTCTTTGCACTTGTTAGTTTTTTCTTCATTCCTTCCATTCTAGAGCAAAATGACTTTCTTCTTTTATCATCTTTGCTTCCAGCTTTAATCTTAGAAGGTTTAGTAGTCACAGCAGTCTGCAATTTAGAACCTGGATTAGCTGCTCTATAACTTGCTACTCCTTTAGCATTAAGCCCACCCTCTGGATTTTTACCTTCTTTTCTTGTCCATGCGGGTGTAGAACCACCTTTAGCCATTTTAGGTTTCTTACCAGCTTTCTTCATTGAGATAGCTATTGCAGCTTGCTGTGCTCTACTTCCTGCCATTACTACTTCGTTTTACCACTAGCAAGATTGGCAAACATCCTTGCTTGTTCAGTAGCCATCTTTTTTACATCAGCCATGAGTTTAGCATCTTTCTGAATCTCTGCTGCTCTTTTTAATGTAGACATAGCAGATTCTACTTCCCATTTTCTCATTTCTGCTTTGTTACCTCCCATAATAGAAATACCAACTGAAGAAGATGATTTCTTAGCTGGAGCTTTTCTAGTTGTTGTTGTTTTTCTTACTGCCATGATTATGCTTTTTTAACCCTTCTCCCCATACCTACTCTAGACTTCTCAGCTTTCTTAGCAGCTAGTTTAGAAGGAGTTAGTTCATATTTGGTTTTTGGTGTTTTACTAGAAACCCTTTTAGTAGGGCGGCAGTATTCATTTTTACCACCAGCCCCACAAGGTTTTCCTGATTTTGTATCTTGCCATTTCTCAGCTTGCCATCTTTTAAGTTCAGTACCCTTCTCTGTTTTCCTAACTGTACCAGATTTCTTCCGGCACTTAGCAATAGCTTGAGAAGCTCTTGCTGATGGAAACACAGCATACCGTGCTTTTACACTATGATAACATGCATCTTTAGGCATTGGTATTATTTTTTAGATCCTCCTCTTTTCATTATTTTTCCATACTTTGCTTTTGGAATAGCAGTTTTAGGAGCTTTTGATTTACCACCTACTGTACCTCTAGCAACTGTAGATGCAGAAATTTTAGAGTTTGAGTTAACCATTCCTCCTGTACGCATCTTTCTTTTCTTCATTGCACCACCTCTTTTCATGGAAACCTTTCCTTCATCCATACCTGACATAGCTGCTTTATCAAGAGTTTTCTGCATTTCACCAACTTTACTTAAAGTACTAACTGTATTTTCTACAGTAGGTTTAGGTGATGCTGATACAGTCATTCCTGAAGAAGGTTTAATACTCATCTTAATTGGTTCAGATGCAGCTACTGCTGCAGCTTTTCCTTTTTCTGCACCTTCTGTAACTGATTTTATTTTTGATTTAGTTACTTTTTTTCTAGCTGCCTTAGCAGCTGCTGCTTTTTTTCTAGCCGCTTCTTCAGCTGCTTTCTTTTTTGCTGCGGCTGCGGCATCTGCCTTCTTTTTAACAGCTGCCATTGCTCCAGAAACTTTATTAATTCCACTAGATAAAGTTTTAGACGCGATCTTGTAGGGTGATTTTGTTGTTGCCATTTTATTTTAGTTTTAAGAATTCCAAATTTTTTCTACAGATGAGCTCAAATCACTTAAGATATCTTCGTGAAGAGGATTCTTTAAGTGCTCTATAACATCTGATACATTTCTGCCAAGAAGGGATCCTGTCTTAGCATGATAAATATATCCATCTGCCTTATTAATAATATACTTAAAAAAACTGGAATCACGTACAATTGATTTAATTTTTAATGTAGTCATATCTAAAGATGCTGCCTCAATAAAGGAACGGGCTGACCTTTCCTTGTTAGATTCAGATCCTTCACCATTAATATGAGCATCCATGTTTTCATAAACAACATCCAAAGGAGTGGATTTTCTATACTGTGCACTATTAGCATCTACTAGTTTTGCTATGTAGAATAACTTAGTGCTATTTTTATCATATAGTTTCTGAAGTTCAGCAAGAGCTTTGTTACGCATCTTTTTGTACTCAGTTCTGATCATTGAAGTTTCTTCTTCTTTATCAAGATAAAACTTAGGAGAAGTAGGTCTTGATCTAGCATCCTCATAGCTTTTTGCTACAATAGAAAATCCTCCTGCTTCAATAGCATAGTATTTAATTTTGTCAAAAGGATTATTAAGATCTAAGAACAATGGTTCATTACCACATTTAATATCTATCTTATTCCAGAATTCTGCATTGTCCGGTCTTAGAAGTTTTACTTCTTTCCAAAAATCTTTATCTTCTGGATCAAGTATATTTGCAGCAAGTTCTTTTTCTAATTCAGCTACTGCAAGTCTAATTTGTCTTATCCGAGCTTGTTTCTCTTCTTCTGGTAATAACTTAATATCAGGAGAAAACTCATTCAATCCTGTAAGGTATCTTACTACACCATTGTTTTCAAGACAAGCAAGTTGCTCATGATGAGTTACTCCATCATATAAAGCAAGTTCATAAGTTTCTAATCCCATGTTAGTTTCATTAGGATTAACATAAGGTCTAACAGCAATCTTTGTTTTTTTTCTGCTGACCGTTTCTACCATTGTAAATTGTGTTTCCATGTTGGTTTTTATTTGTTGATTATTAAATTACTAATTTAAAAAAGGGAGAGAGTTTCCTCCCTCCCTATTTATTATATATGATGGATTAGAAAGAGCCACCTGTTACTGGATTCCTCATAACAATCTTAAGGACTTTAGTAGGATCCTTAACCCAGATAGCTGGGAATGTTTGAGTCATCATTACACGATAGCCATTGAATTGACCAGAGGATTGGAACCCTTGCGTTCTACCCATATAGTCCATAGTACCATTTTGATACCACCACTTCAATTGATTATCCCAAGACAACTTCAACAAGAAGATATTGTCATTAGTATTATCTGTAATATCAAAGATAATGAATGAGTATGAACTCAATGGGAAACCATCAATGATTGGGTTCTCAATGTCATTTGTATGAATATTGTCAAATGCAGGATTCAATACAAATTTAACATTAGCCAAGAATGGAATTACATATGAAGTATAAGAGAATCCAAAGTTCAAGTCCATACCTTTACCAGTGATAGCACCGATATCAGCAGCTTGAATCATAAGACCTGAAGCAACTGCTTCTCTCTTAATAGCTTCATTTACCATTCTCATTCCACCCATACCAGTCTGAACTACTAGAGATCTTTTTGGATCTGGACCTTGGAACTCAACCTTACCATTGAAGAAGTTGTAGATTTCTCCACGGAACAAATCAAGTGTAAAGTTATTTTTGTTGTATACTCTCTTGAATGAGTTATCCAACTGTTTCCAAAGACCTACAGATAATCTCATGTCATCTTGACCATCTTGACGTAGTCTACCACCATGACCCCACATTAAGTAAGTTTCAATGTCAGTAGCAATTTTGCTCAAGTGAGCAGCTTCCATACCAGTCAAGAAAGTTCTAGAAAGATCTCCATTATCAAAAGCTCTTTTAACTTTATCTTTACCCATAATTTTGATCATGTCTTCTAGATTAGTAATAGAAGGATCAGTAATGGATTTATCAAAAGTTCTCCAGATTTCTGTTACAGGAATAGTACCATCAGCATTCATACCACCTTTGATCATAAGATCAGCGCGGCTAGATATTGAATAGTGAACATGAGCTTCAGCACCACCAACAAAGTTGTAGAACTCACGGAATGAAGTTCTAGTAGTGATGTCAGAAAATCTTTCACCATACTCTCCCCTAGCAGAACCTTTACGGAATAATTTAGTTCCGTTACCAAGATACTTGTGGTCTAGGAATTTGTAGTTGTCGTTGTTTACCAACTGTACAGTATAGACATAACCATCTCCAACAGGAAGAATGTCTTCATCAGTAATGTACATCTCAACCCCATTGTATTTGTCATAAGTGATGATATCACCATGTCCAAATTCTCTGCGGTTAACTTTAATTTTAAATGTGTTACCATCTGTACCAAGAACCTTTTGTGGATTCTCAATATCTTCTACAATGTAAGGAAGATCAATGGAAACAGGAGTTTGCCATCTGTACTCTCCACGGTGGTTGTCCACCATGATTACATTCTTCCCTCCAAATGAAGACATTTGGTAAAGGGGCATTTCAACTTTTTGAGCCATAGCCCAAAGGTCTACTGGACCTAAATCCATAGGCTCAGCATCCTTCAGCATATTCACCAAGTGGTAAGAATCCACATGGGAACTTGCGTTGTAAGCGGTATCCCGGAGGAATATACCATTGTTTAAAACTGGAGTTGCCATTTGTTATTTATTGTTTATTAGTTACTAATTAAAATCTCTTAAACATATTGCTTGGTCGAGATACTGTTCTTGTTGGTTTTGAATATTTCTTCTGTTCATAATTTTCTTGAACTCCACTACTTGATGGGTTCTTTCTTGACTCTTCAGTCTTTAGTTGCCTTACTGTTTTTTCTATAGCTTGTTTACTTCCTTGAGTTTTTATTTTATTTCTATACCCATCTGGATCTGCAAGTAACCAAAGTGCTTCAGCAATCAAGTCATGTCTTGGTTCTACAAACTGATACTTCTCTAGTAAGTGTCCAAGTAGGTTTGTAGGTTTACCGGAGATTGAAGGATAGTTAGGTTGAACAAGACCAGAATAAAGTTGACTTTGTATTTTTTTATCAAGCTTTACTCCTCCTAATTCACCTACAGAGAGTGTATTATAAACATTGTCTTGGTAGGCTTTAGCTTGTTCAGCTTGTTGTTGCTTTTTATACTCTTGTTCTGCAAGTTGTCTATTTACAATTTCTTCTTGCATTCTATCCAACTTCGGTTTGAATTGTTGAGCTTTCTGTTGCAATCTTCCCATTTCAGACCAGTCTTCAATCTCTTGCTCTATTTCTTCAGGAGTTCCAAACTGAGTAGCATGTAGATACTGTCTTGCAATCTCAGCTTGGTCTTGATCATTAGAAGGATCTAGTTCCCGCATCTCTTCTACATAAGCAAGAGTTCTGAATAAACCTTTAAGATCTTGTCCACCATCTGCTACATATTTTGCAGCTACTTGAAGTTCTTGAGGTAATGCTTCAAAGAATTCTCTTGGTGTATTTTCTCTTACTGCATTTTCTCTTTCTTGAAAATTTGCTTCAAAAAGTTCCCTGAAGTCTTTTGTTGTATATTCCTCTAAAGATTTATCATCATCAAAAGGCATTAGAGTACCTTCTTCAATCATCTTTTGTGCTAGTTCATAAAGACCTGACTTATCTACTTTAGGTCTACCTTTATTACCAGCATCTTCTTCTTGAGAAATTAAACTGTCAAGCTCACTGATTGTTTCAGCAACTTCAGCTTGCTTCTCTTCTTCTTCTTTCTTTTCTTCAACAGTTTTAACTGTTGGGTTGTCAAAGAACGTCATGTCTGTTTTCTCCGCTGTGAAAACAGATTTTTTTTCTGGTTCAGCACTATCTGAAGGGAGCATTACATTTTCTGCTCCAGGCATTCCAAATAATTCATCAATATCTACATCAACTTGACCTACCGTTGTAGTGTCTTGTACCTGTTCATTCAGGTCATCAACTTCTTTATTCATACTGTTGGTTTTTTATGTTATACTATAATATACAAAATAAACTTGGAAAATTTAAAAGACGGAATTTATTTTTTGCACTATATAGCTAAACTATTTTTTCTTTTTATCTGATGATCCTGCATCATACTTATTCTTATTAACTCTTGCTATTTCCAATTGCTTATCTGCTATATCTTTCTGAGCTTGAATTTTTTGTTGTTCAACATCCATTTTTTGAGAATGTTTTACCATATCATCACTTTGTTTCTCTCTTTGAATATCAGTTTGTTGTTGATATTGCTCAGTTTCCCGGATCTCTTTCATAGCATCTCTAAAGTCTGATTGCTGATTTTGGTTAAGATCCACCATAGATCCATAGCCAGCAGATTTAATTTCAGCTACTGTAATATTATTTTGAAGTTGCTTATCTTGTTTTTCAGCTTCAGCTTGGATCTCCATTTGTTTTTGTTTCTCTTGAGATTGTAACTGCTCAGTCTGCATTTGCTGTTGTTGTTGCATTTCTGCTTGCTTCTGGTCTTGTAGTCGTTTCTCAGACATCTTAAGAACAGTGTTAATTTCACTAAGTGAGTCTGATTGAATAATTTTACCAAGATCATATACACTAGCTCCTGTTGTATTATTCTGTAAAGCCATTTGCTTTAACTGTTCTAATACAGCTCTGTGGTTTGCAGTAGTGCTACAAAAGATATTTAGATCTCTAAGTAGAAGATCAGTACCCTCCACCTGAAACATTACTTTTTCGTCTTTCTCAGTAATGTAAGTAAGTCTTGTAGAAGGTTTTGTAGAATGGTAGTATTGTGCTAAGTCTGTTCTCATCTGATGTACTCTTGGCATTAGATAATCACAGTGCTGTATAAAGTATACTTCAGTTTGAGCATAAGAAGCAGCAGCTGCTTGTTCAACTCCTGTAGCAGTCATTTGAGAAAGTTGCTGTCCCATCCTTTGAGGATTGACACCAATTACTTCATAAGCTTGTTGCTTAAAATGATTTGCTATCTGAATTCTAGACATTAATCTTTCTGTTTGTGAAAGATCAAGTTTTTGGAAATGCTGAAAGTTTAATGCATTTTCTGTGTTTGTAATAGAAGTATCCAAAGGTAACATCTGGAAATTCTTCATTGCTACATATGCTTTGGCAAGATTACCTTTACCCCAATCTTCTCCTAACGAGTGTCTAGGTAAAGTATTCTGGTCAAGCATGATGATAGTACCTAGTTCATCTACTAAGATATCGGCTATCTGATTATTTACAATATTGTATCCAATCTGATATGGCTTCATTAAGTCAATTAAAGCTGTAGATCTTGTATTTCTATCCGAGAAGATAGAACCTTCTACTGGTAGTTTACACCCATATATAGAACTATCTCCTTTAAATTGAAATCTTAAAGGACCTATCTTATGTTTATCTACTCCAATATAGATAGGAGTAAACCCACCCGGATTATTCATCCCCCAATAACTTGGGATATTAGGTCCAATTTTAACTCCTCCCCAAACTTCATTAATCCAGATCCAATCAATATGCTCTCCAAAAACTAAATTATCTTTAGTTTTATTTTTAAAGAGCCTTGTATCATAAATTGGTTTATCGGTAACTTGATAGTCTTCACTTATTATCTCATTAACAACTTCTCCCGTTTCAGATATTTTTGTAAGATGTCCAACCTTTTTCTGAGACTTCCAATAACATGTTGTTGTCCTTAATAAGAATGCTGTACCTTGATCATAGTAATCTTCCCCTTCAGCAAGTATTTGAGTAATTATATCAGAACCATCTAATATGTTTCCTCCCATGAATGAAGTATACTGTCTATATGCTAATGAAGGCATGTTAACATTCCAGTCATGAGATTTAGTAGCATCATAAAAACTACCGTCATTTGCAAGACCACCAATGTTATAAGCAGCAGATCTAATAGGATAAATAGCTTCGAGTGCTGCAAGTTGCTCCTCTGTCATTAGATAACCATACTTATCTATAACATCAGAAGGAGTCATCATTTCTGTTTTACCAACCCAATTACCTTGTGAAATATATCTGTTATCAGGTGATTTGTGATAGAAAGTAACTACAGGATTCCAAAGTTCTACTTCATAATCATCCTCCATCATTCTAAAGTGCCAATACTCCCTATCAGTAATTAGCATATCTCTAAAACCTCTTTCCTCTAATTCATCCATTCTGAATCTTTCAACATCCACTTTATGTTGATGAGAGGCCCACTGTTCAATTAAAGATCTATAATCTTTCTGAAAAAACTTTTCAATTTCAGGTAATGATTTTATTTTATCTGGTGCTAGTTGTTGTTGAGCTTCTTCTGAATTAGGATCTAAACCTTGTTCTAATAAAGCTGATATAATTTTAGTTTGTGCATCAGCCATTAAGGTTTCTTCTATCATCATCCTTTTTTGCTCAAGCATCTCATTATATGAAGTATCATCTACAGCTCTATAAGTTAACTTAGTAGATCTCTTAGCAAATTCAGATACTAAAACATTAATAACATTTGGTATGATAGGATAAAACTTTAACTCTAATGCAGAAGAATCTTCTTTTGTTAAAAGTTCTACAATATCCCTGTATTCATTATCTTCTTCAATTATATAATCTGTTCGGTCTATGATTCCTTTTGCTAGTTTATAGTTTTTCATAAACCTTCTAGCATTTCTTCTGATTTGCCTAAGCCCTTGCCATTCAAGCCAATCTAGATTCCATGCTGCCCATTGATCATCTTTTTCCTTTTTAGGAATAAACTGTAAAGGTTGTGTTACACTTCCTAACCTACTATGATCTGATTTAGCACCTTTCTTTAATTGTAATGCGTTATATACTTGCATACCTTTTATTTAATATTCTTAAATGGTGTTCTTTTAAATCCTTTGGAAATAAAAGATGATGACCTTCCCATATTACGGAATGGACTCTTATTTAATTTAAACAAATTTTCCGACTTTTGCAAGTTTTTAGAGGTGTCATCAGATATTCTCCTTTTTGAAAATCCTCTGTTAGATTCCTGTATTCTCATGAATCCGACAAGTGCAGCAAAAGATACTAACCGGTCAACATTTAATCCATCTGTATATTCTTGCATTTCTTTAATTAACATTGGATCTGGAATCCTTTCTATACCATATGTAGTTCTTACTATTGTCCCATCAGGTTTTGTTTCTACATCTAATTCTTCTTTTGTATATTCTATAGCATAACTAAGAAGATGGGCTTTAAATAAAGTACCAGTATTTTTCCAACCATACTCTTGGTAAACATTGGCATTAGCTCCAAGATCTTTTAAGAATAAGATCTGACTTTTTGGAACTAGATATCTTTGCTTTCTTCTGGATATCATATATTGAATAAACAAAGAGATGTTGTTTTCTACAAGTGTCCAAGCATTGTACCACTCAATGATTAACTCAAGCATTTGATGAGTTTTATTAATATCATCATATCTTCCACACCAAGCAGCTACAATTTTACCTTGTTCTATATAAGTTTCAGTTTCACCAGAACTTTCTTTTGTTACCTCTGTAGAGCTTTTTGCTATATAGATAGAACAAAGAGATTCCGATGTTGTAGTTTTACCTTCACCTACCGGATCAATAGATGCATAGTACATGGAAAAAGGAGGATCCTTTACAGGTCTTTCCCATACAACTAAACAGCCTGTTTTATCTTCTGTTTTCTTCTTGATAGGAAACTCAGTGATTGGTCTTTTGTTACTTGTCTTTACAGCAGGTTTTCCATTCTCATCAGCATAGATATCTAAGTATTCACAACCATACTCTTTATCTTCTATTCTTCTTTGCTGAGCTGATAGTAAGTGAGGTGGGAATACAGATACTGTTCTATTTGCAAATGCTTCTTTTATATTTCTTGGATGCTGAGATATTCTAAGTTGATAATCCTCTGGAGCAAGTTCTTTTTTCCATTTTTCAAATTGATCATTTAAAGCTTCAAGAGCTTCTGCAACTTGTGAGTTACCATACTGATCAATATAGGGAGGCATAGACCATTGTTCAGGAATAAATAAACCTGACATACCTATAGTACCTTTATCATCTATAAGATCTGTTTCTACAGCATAAATATCTTTTGAGATAGGCTCATACATCATATCCTTTAAAGGATTACATTGAGCTAAATCACCAACTGATCCTGCTGCTATAAACATTCCTGTAGTAACAAGTCCTGATCTCATAGCAGGTCTCATGTACTCATATGTCTTATCCATCTTAGGAGCAATACCAGCTTCTTCATGAAAGAAGAATTTTACTGGTCCACCGACACCATTAGTAGGATCTTTTTCAAATGACATACCTTGTATAGTTCCTTTGAGACCAACTTCATTTTTTCTATCCCCTCTACGGACTTCAATTTTTTGCTGCCACATCATAACTTTACTTGGATTCATAGGTCTATACCAAGCAGTATGTTCATTTAAGAAAGCAGCATACTCATCTAAAAATTTCCAAGAACCTTTCTCATTTATGTAGTCTTTAAGACTTGCTCCTATCTTTAAAGTAACCCCTGCCTCAAACCAAAGTTGATTTATCAGTTTACCCATATGATAATAGGAACTAGCTATCTGTCTTTTCTTAAGAATAGCTACATGTTTGTAAGAAAGTTCTGCTAATAGTTCATACAAAGCCATATGGTACTGAGCATCCCTTATATCAGCAAAACCAAACTGTTGTATTTCTTTATTAAAGATTGGTAAGAAGTTTAACCACATGTAGTATTCTCTAGCTATAAACCATGCATTTGCACCATCTTTAACTATAATACCTTTTCGGCATTTTACTTTTTGGTCATCCCAATAATTTATAAAGTCTCTTGACTTAAAGGGAGCTGTACAGTATACTCCAGTTTCTTTAAATTTTTTTGATTCTGATATGAATATTTCATCTGTTGTGTCATTGAACTTGTACTTACCCGGTTCTCTAAATACTTCAGATAAAATAAAGTTTGTGAAGTCTTCTCTGGATTCAAAACTTGTAGTTGTCCATTCTCCATTGTCATAAGTTGGTATATCTTGATAAATTTGACTCATTACATATCATATGCTAATCCTTGTCCACCACGTACTCTGCTAGATTGTTCCTCTTGCAAATCTTTGTAAGCACCCTTAAATGATGCTCTAATTTGTTCAAAGTTCTTAGCTGCGGCAACAAGAGAGTTTATATTTCCATCTCTTCCGTGTGTAATAGGAGTTGTTTCCATGTATCTTGCTAATCTATCCAGCATAGATGAAATACCTTTATATGCTCTGGATGTAGGAGTTTCATACATTCTTTCACAAAACCTAAGAGCTGTAAAGATTGTTTTATCTTCAGTAGAGAAATCTCCGTCAACTTGCTGCATTATTAAAGATTCCTTATCTGCATCCGGTGTAAAGAAAAAAGGATTTGAATCGGGATTAGGACAAGTCATGTAAAATAAATACATGTAGATTTTAAGATATTCATCAGGGTATTCATCCATTACATCTTTAAGTGCTTTAAGTGTGTAGCAATGTTCTGTAGGTACTACAACTCCATTTTGAACATCAAATAATCTAGTAAGTATCATTTCTTTTTTATAAAGGTAGGACTATCTTTAATGTGATTCATTATTGTTATAACTTCATCATACATGTAAGGAACAGGAATAGGAGTTACATCTTTTACTAGAGGTTCTCCGTTACTATCTAATTTTGCAATAGGATATCCCCACTTATCTACACCATCTGTTTCAAATGTAATGTGATGTATATAAATATTTCCTGGTAAAAGTTTAGGATTATGTTTAATAATAATATACATATAAATGCTCAATTGTAAAGCATAGTGATTAAAATTACAATCATCTAAATGAGAAACTGGATTAAGCATTTTTTCTGAGATACCCTCCCAATTTTTAAATGACTCTGTCTTAATTTCTTTATTTGTTTTATAATCTATAATATTCACTCTTCCGTTTACAACTTCTACTAAATCAGACTGTCCACATACACCTACTGATTTTAAATAAACCATGTGTTCTGGATAAACTCCAGATTCTAACTTTTGTGAAGGAGCCTCTTTAATCCCATTCTTTAATGGTAATGGTGTAAATATAGGTACAGTGGTTCCTTCTCTCTCTATAGAAGCTAAAGAGCATAAATCATTTTCTCTTTGGTTGTGATACCAAGTACCTAAATCAATAGCTCTTTTAGATTCATTATTCCAAATATCTTGAATAATTTTAGGATCTATACCGTGCCATTTAGACTTAGCATTTTTAGAAACTTTTTCTGCAGTTGCTTTAGCATTAAATGGTTTCTTTAAAGAAGATACTACTGTAGTAACACTATACCAAGTAATGTTATCTTCTTCTACACTTTTATAACTGTGGTTTTTGGCATTAAAAAATATACTCATAATTTTTCTAATTGTTCTTCCTCATCTTCTGTAATAATAGCATCCCATTTACCAAGAGGACATTCTGATGATAAAGATCTAGTTTTAAAACTTAATGAACACCCACATTCATTACAGCAAGGAGCAGTACCTTTTACTGCACACTTCCTTCCTTTACTTGAACACTCATTGCAAATAGTAAATCTTAATGCAGATATTTCCTCTACAGTTTCATCTCTAACAATACTGTTGGTTATACCTTCTAAGATTTGTTTTCTATTCTCCCATATCAGTTTCAGAGTATTTCTCATTTTTTTCTTTTTTAAAGTTTTCTTTTTTAAGATTTGCAGCATCCAGCTTTTTATCAAGATTCTCAAGACACTCTACTTTTTCTTCAAGCATTTTTTTATTGTAATATGCACTGAATGTAGAAGTGTCATGAGAATCTAAAGCTTTCTTATACCGTTGAATAGATTTTTTTACTAAACCTGGCCTAGCTACAAACTGGCCTAATCCTTCAACATTAATTCTTGGGTAACTAAGGTTTGTAAGATTCTTTCTAATCTTTTTGTAATATTCTTGTAATAAATCTTCTATAAGCTCAACTGGCTGATTTAATTCCTCAGCAACTTCTTTATATATCAAGTTAGCTTTTTTTGGATTCATCTTGCTAAGAATTTATAATCTAATAATATACTACCCTCTGTTTGAATTTTTAAGTTTGGATTTATCATCACTACTTTTTTATTATTAGTGTCTTTTAGAACCAAGTTGTTTTTCTCACATTTATTAATACAGTTTCTTACTGTTTGCTCTGATTTAAATATATTGTATTCATCAGAAGCTTCATAACAAAAATGAGATAATTCAATTGGACCAAGTGTACTAAGCAAAGTCAAGCACTCCAAATCAGAATCACTCAAAGTTATTCTTGAAATATAACAATGAGTTAGTATCTGATATTTAATAATGTCCTTTTTAGACATTACTACTTTTTTCTGTACTTGATTTACTAAAGCCATGTTTAGTTTCTTTTAAGTTTCCTTTCTGTTTTGGGCATTTCAGGAGCTGAAGCTTCAATGTTAGGAGCTAATGTTTCATCTTCCATTTCTTCTTCATTTTCTGGAGTATTCATCATCATTGCAAACTGCATTTGAATACTTGTTCTTTTGAATCTTACTTCATCTATCTTACATAAGATTTCTTCATACTCATGTTGAGCCTTTAAATAAGGCATAGAGTCTTTGTAGAATTTAAGCATTTCTTTTCTTTTTGCTTCTAATTCTGCCGGAGTATACTCCTTGTTTTGTGTTTGATCTTCCATTTTATATATTTTTAGTTTAGACAAATATACAAGAAAAGTTTAAACAAGATATATTTAAATAAAAAATCCAGATACTTAAAGTACCTGGATTTCTATATGTTTAACTATACTCTATCTATTTTTGATAGTAAGATTCAAAATGGTTAGTGCATAAAAGTTTCTAGTAACATCTAACTCTATAGAGCAGAAATCTACTGCAGATATTCTAAGCCTTATTGTAAATGTTTTCCAATGGGGCTTATGATTTTTCCAACCATTCCTAAACTTCATTTGGATAATGATTTAAGCATTGCTATCATCTTAGGCTGAGGAGAGATGTCAGTCTTATCTTTACGATATGAGTTGTGTGTATACAATCCAGGAACAGCAGTTAATGCGTTCTTAGATACCTTCCACATGTCATCCTCATTATAATCAAGAGGTATACCCCATATCTTATTCCAATATACTAACAACTGACGTACAGATTCAATCTGTGCATCTGTATATGCATGATAGTATTTGTGTCCTTTATAAGGGACAGAAAGTTCACAAACTTGATTAGCAGGTACAACTCTATCTACATAGTTGTAATACTTACCATCTGCTTTTAATGTAAGCGGTCCCCAGTTACATATCTCAATACCTATAGCAAGAGAATCTAAAGATCTGTAAGGAACACCCATTGCTCGGAAAACATCTGGTTTAATACCTAGATGGTATGCCCAATATTTAGAAGAGAATGCTTGGCAAATCTCTCCATCAAATGTATCTTTAGATAATCCTTTACCTGAGATAGTTATACAAGTTGCTATTCTACCTCTATCATCATTATCCCACATCTTAATAACACCAGGACCGGAAGAGTTTCCAGCAGTATGGTGTAGAACAATCTGTAACTTTGCAGTCTCTTTCTTAATATACTGACCTTCAGAAAGAGGTACTTGCTTTATTTTCTTTAGATCTAATATTGACATCACTTATTGAATTTTCTTACAAAAAATTTAGCTAGCCATTCACCAGCTTTTTTAAATGTAGTTTTTTCTGCTTTTACATCAACTTTAGTTTCTTCTGCAGTTTTTGTAACAGTAACATCAAGCTTTTCTCCATCTAGTTTAAATTCTTTTACATTCTCATCTACATGAACTTCAACATCTACTTTAGGAGTATCAACTACTACATCTACTTTCTTACCTTCTTTTTTGGCTTTGGCTCTTACTTTTTTTGTCTTTACTTCTACTTCAAAGTCCTCAACCTTTTTTGTTTTCTTTGCCATTATGCTTGATTTATAAATTTACATTTTGTTCTGGAGCTTTGTCCTCAACTGTTAGTTGAGCTACAGTGGCTACAGTTGTGCTTACAGTTACTATATAAGTGGCTGCTGTAACAAGACCTGCAGGAAGTGAAAAAGGAGCTGATACTATAGCTCCTGCAATTACTCCACTTATTATAGCAATTTTTTGAACTTTCTTCCAAAACTTTGGAGTCTTAGAATTCCATCTTTCTTTTAAAGTTTTTTCTGCCATTATCTTTTTATTATTAACTCTTTTACAGCATCAGCAAGATCATTTACATTTCTTGCTAGATTTTTAATCTCAAGTTGAGTTTGTTCTTGGATTGCCTGATACTTAAGTCTTGATTCCTGTTCTACCAGTTCTATTTTACCTTTAAGTTTACCTTGTTCCTCAGTATTTTTTCTAACATCGTTATGTACTATTCTTAGGAAATAACCAATGATAAAAGTAGCTGTTCCTAGTACAAACATTATGATATCTTCAGTGTTCATGTTTTTAAATTATAAATAAATACTACACTTATAATATACAAAATATTTTGCAATATACGCAATAATACTTAGTTATTTAATCTAAGTTCTTATATCTCATAATTGAACCCTTCCAGGTTCTAGATGTTCTACCAGCTGCTGGAGCAGCATTACCGAACTTATATCTAAAGGTTGCATTAGCAGATGCTGTAAATGCAAATAAGACTCTTGCTGTAAAGATATCATCCAATGATGCGGTAGCAGATCCTGTAGATATATCTGTTGTACTTGTGGCTGCCGCTGCTGTTACTATAATATTACTTATACCTCCTGTAGCGGTTAGAGTTTGACAAGTACCTTTTCCAGTCATTGTACCTGCACTTACCTCAAAATCAAAAATGTAATCTCCTGTAGTATTATTAGCAGCTAAGGCAATATCCATATCTATAAGATAATGTCCTCCAGCTGTTACAGCAAATTGAAAATGTGTGTCAATAGTTAAACCTGCATTAGTTACATCTTGATTTGCAGGTTTAACTATAGTCGTGTATCCTGAAGGATCTGATGCAGATATTGTAAATGTTCTATTTGCTGATAGATCTTGTGTAGTACCATTAATGGTTAGTGTTCTAGATTGAGGTACATATGTACTTGCTGCAGTTGCTGAAGTAAGATATGGACTTAAAGCAGATGATGTAATATATCCAGAAGGATTAGTGGCATCATAAGGTGTGAATCCCAGTGCTGTAGTTACATCACCACTAGTTATTCCTGAGATATACCCAGAAGGATTGCTTAGAGGATAATATGTACTAGCAGCTAAAGCTGATGTTAAATATGGTGTTAATGCAGCTGAAGTTATATAGTTAGCAGGATTACTACTATCATATGGTGTATAACCTAACGCAGTGGTTATCATTGATAGTGTTATACCTGATATATAAGAACTAGGATTTGATAATGGATAATAGGTTGCTGCAGCTGAAGTGATTGTAAGATAGCTAGATAATGATGAGGCAGTAAGATAACCTGATGGATTAGTAGATAATGGATAGTATAAACCATTATATGTACTTAAACCATTATTCCAATCTACAGTAGGGTTAGGGTATGTACCTAATAAATCTCCCCCGGCCGGACCTGTAGGAGAACCACCTCCCCCAGTTGTTTTGGGTTTACCATCAGAACCTATTATTTCTATAGTAGATTCACCAAATACATTACCATTACTATCTACTAGATTCATATTGAAGAATACAGATATATAAAATAGGAAGTACCGGCAACTGATGTAGTAACTTTTAATTCATCAAACTCACTAAGTAAATAACTTGAACTATCTGTAATTGAATCTCCAGCAGCTAAGTTTAAAGAATATAAATCTAAAGTACTTGATATTGTAGATTGATATCTAGACAAGGTTATATCGTATGCAACAGGATTATAAAATTTTATATAATATACTTTAGCCAGTCCTCCAACAGAAGGAATAGAATAGATTGTTGAAGTACCTATTGGTAATACACCTTGAATAAGTTTTTCAGAACTCATACTTCATACTCTTGTAATGCAATATCTACCATACCTGGTACATCAGAGTCATCCCAAGTATCTGTGTATGGCATATTTTCCATTCTTACACCAAATTCTGCTGAAGGTACAGTAAGCACTATATCTACAGACAATAGTTTATCAATAGCTTTGTCTCCAATAGAGTTCATGTTAATAGTTATTGTAGGATTTACTATCTCTACATTAAACTCTGGGAATTTATAAGTTGCCATAATTAAGAAAGTGTTGTTCCTGTTACTGTAAATGTTCTAACTGGAAAATAAGTCAATGAAGTTGTATTTGTTTTAGGGACTGATCCTGTAGAGCCTACATTGTTTAGTACATATGCTGAAGTAGTTCCGCCTAACACGGTATTACTTGACCAATACAACCTACCTAATGAATCTAAATTTATAGGTGGATATAATAAGAATTCACCCGGTATATTAGCGTAGTTAATCAGATTAAATATTTCCTTCATATTTGGCAGCCTCCATCCAGTAGTAAAACTAGCTACTGAATAAGCTAGACAATTATCAATAGCCTGATTCCATGTATTACCTGTTGGAATAACCAATCTTGAAAGACCAAGTACATTTGTTCCATTATAAGTAGACCAATCAATTACTATGTTATTTGCATAGGTTTGAGTGCCTAATTCATCGGTAAATCTATTACTACTACCAAAAGGATTGTTAGAAGGAAGAGCAAAAAAACTTAAATCTCTACCAGCTTCTATATCTCCATCATCTCCTGTGCGATAAGAAATTGTTTGCCCAGTTTTCATCAATGTAGCACCAACTGATGTAACGGCTTGCGGTGTTATTTGTATTCTAGTAGGCATTAATATATTTTATTTAAAACAAAAATATCAGAGTAAATAGAATTTAATGCTGAGTTACTACTCCACTGTGCTGTTACATCAAGAGTATTAGGTATAGTTGTATCAAATGTAGTATTATTAACAGTATTGAATCCAAATCCTTCTTGAGTTCCAGATGAAGCTTTAAGAACATGAAGATTACCTAATGTAACAATCTCCGCTACTGTAGCGGCACCTACTTGTCTTATAACAAAGTTTATACTTAGCAACCAAACCTGATTAGTAATACCGGGCATTACCAAAGGACCAGAGTCAGCTAGTATAACAGAACCAGCTTTAACTCTAACTGTTATTGTATCAGCATTTTTAGCAGACATCAATCCGCCAAAATCAGCTCTAAAAGCATCTCCTAAAGAAAACCCATTAGCAGGAACAGATAATGTTCCTACTCCTCCATCTATTAAAGTTTTCTCAATAGTAGTAGCTGTAATAGCAGAACTATTTCCCGTCTGAGAAAATAAACCATAGTTAGTAGCTGGCGGTATTATAGGATTTAATACTATACTAGTAGGCATATTAGCTGATCCAAGTTATTAAAAATTCAGTTCCTGTAGCGTCAAATGATACAGTATTCAATGTGTTATTTAATACTCCAGCATCCCAAGTAACTATTTCTCCAGGTGCTAAATTTTGACCATTAACAGTTCCATTAGCAGCTCCAACATTTGCAATTGATATACTGTATGCATTAGATATGGCACTTGAATTAGTGTATCTTCTAATACTAGCATTTCTAGGTTGAGGTGCTGTATAAGATTCTATAGTTTCTAGTATACTTAATAGTCTATCACAATCACACTGTGCATCTAATAAAGCTTGTAAGCCTTTTAACATTTTGAGTTGCCAGGGGAAGTTATTCCCCTGTAACCCACTATTTCTTAAATCTCCTATGCTATTTGACATAACAGTTTATTTAATTTTTAAGATAGACAACTATTTATCTACCGTATACTTCTTTTACTACCTGAATATTGAATTCAACTTCAGGAGTTTCTGGATCATCAATTACAACTAATGCTCCCACAGGAACACCATTTGCATATGCATCTTCTATAGAATCAAAAACTCCATATTGCAAAATAGATTGAAACAATGCAGTAAGCTCATTTGCTTTCTGATCACCTGTACTATTTATTGAAGCTATTCCATTTACTTTAGGGGCAACCGTATCTACAGTTGCTGGTACTACTGCTTCTGCCATGATTTCTATGTTTTAATTATTGAACAATTTTAACAATCTTGTCTGTACCTGAAATGGATACATACCAATCACCAGGTTTCAAACCACCAATGTTTATTGCATCAGCATTGTTAGCATATACTCTTTGTGTTGAAATTTTGTAACCCCAATCAAAGAAAAACTTATTTACCGACCTGTTAAGGTACTGGTACATCTGAGTAAGTTTAGACTTGTACTCAGGCATCGTAGATCTAGCATTATCTACATTTTCATACTCTGGATAAGTTGCCATAAGATTTAATTTTTAAATATAAAATACAATATAATATACTAAAAAATTCTGAATAAAAAAAGTCCCTGAATAAAATCAGAGACTTAACTTAGCATTCTTCCTAGAAGGAAGGCTATTATTAACATAGCCACTATTGTGAATTGGGCAAGCTTTCTGCCATCAGAATCATCTTCCCAGACATTGGACATCTTGTTATAAATGGGTTTACTAAAGGCATTCTGTACTAGGAAAAGGAACCCTATTACGATAAGTCCTGTAAAAAACATTATAACTTTTGCAATCATAACTTGTCTAGTCTTCTTTGTAAATATACTAAAGCTTTCTGTAAATCTTCTTTTTTAGTAGAAATATTTTTCTTACCGGCTCTAGCTAAGTACTTGATTACGTTCCCTAAATAGAAATCTTGGTCTAGTTCCCAAGCTTCTAAAACCTGAAATACTTCGTAGGTATTATCTTTACCTCCGTAGTATTCAGGTCTTATTTCTTTTTCTACCATACAATAGCAATTGAGTTATCTGGAACCATAATTCTCATCTTTCCATCAATCTCAATTTTCTCACCCGTCTCTAGTGCATAAGTCTGAACATATACTAATGAACCTCTCATAACATCAGTAACTTCATCTCCTACAGCATAGACTTCTAATGATTGCCATTTCTTCATAGCCTCTTGCATGATCATGTCCTCATCTTTTGCTGTCAACTCTATTGATGACTTCTTCAATTCTGGTACTGTAATCAGTACTCTTTTTCCTCTTAACTTATTCATCACTCTTCTACTTTATTATATGTTAATTCAAATACATCTGGTTTACAAGGGTAGAACTCACCTTTAATACCCTTAATAATATAATCTCCTTGCGAAGCTTTCATCGGTCCTTCAAGAGTTCTTACCATTAACTGCGGCTCATCTAATTTTTTGTATGAGTAACAATCTACACAAAAGTCTACAATCTCAGTTACATTCTCGCCTGTCCACTGCACTGCCTCAATGACCACAGGTTTCTTTACATACTTATGCATCATATTTTTGGTTGGTATTAATTTTTGTTACTTCATCATACTCATTGTTAAGTAATGAAAACTTTATCTTTTCTATCACACCTACTATTGCAATATTACCATAGGCCATTTCATTAATCTTAACTTTCAGTCCTTCCTCAGTTTCTATAACTGAAATAATTGTTTTCTCATCCATCATTTAAACTTTGAAACAAATATATAAAAAAATAAACTTCTGACGTTTATCAGAAGTTTATTCCATCACCTAAACAAAGCAAGAATTCAGATATCCAAATATACAAAAAGTTCCCAGACTAAACTGAGAACTTTTTCTTACCTACCAAATCTACTACTATAACCATTAAACTGAGGATAAATATAATAATTATTCATTATCATAGAACATTCTTTCTGAATCTTCAGTTTGCCATTTCTCAAAACTCTCACAGTTATAGTAATCTTTGTTAACTAGATAATCTGGTCTTTCAGGAAAGTCCTTAGTTACAAATGAAGGCTCTGACCATTTAATACGGTTATTAGGCTGTAAAGCTATTTGCCCATTGTCAAGTAATATAATATGATGAGACTTATGTTCCATAGGATCTTCAGCTAAAGATACATCCATGTTAGGATCATTAGCTCCCCAGTTGATTGTAGCATAATAACTACCCGGGTACCATTTTCTATCCTTCATATAAACCTCCACCCTAGTATCATAAAGATAAGACAAGTGCATTACAGTAAAATTATAAGAGAAACAATTCCATATCTGCAGATAATGAAAAGGTAAATCTACTTCAGGTGTTTCTTCCTTAGTAAGTAATGCATGGCTTGGCAACTTATCTCTAACCACACCATTATCCAATAACACTTGAAACAACGCTGCCTGTCCCGGCATACATCTAACAGACAAGATAACCGCAGGGCTGAACTGACCAAACCCTACCTCCTGCTGATACAAATACTCATCTCTAACAAAAACCTTTAAAGGAAAGAAATTACTTTCTATATAAGCCATACTACTTTGTAAATTTATCTAGCTTCAACATCTTAACAATCTTATTAGTCCATTCCTCCGCCTGGGAAATAACCTCCTCTTCCTTATTAACTATCTTCCAATCATTAAGCAATATTGCCATATGCATAGCCTCATGATTAACCAAAGTGATATCAGTAAAATCTCCCTTAAAGTGTTTTCTATTTAAAAAAAGAAATGGTTTATACGGAGCCTTTGCCTTCAGCTTCTTATCCCGGGGATCATAGTTAGTCCACCCATAGATATACACCCCATTACCCTTACTCTTATCTATCTCTTCTGCCTGAGCATCATTACGGTTCAGCCCGTGCATTTTATCCACAGAATAGTAATCAAAGATCTCCGTAGCATCCTTCCCAATAAGAAGAACAAACTTACCCATATCAACCTTCTTCATGGAACAAATATAGGAATTTTTCGGTACCTATACCACAGTAAACAAGAGGTTGTGATGGGGCCTCACTCCAGGACCCCCCGGCCCTTCCGCTCGGCAGGGGTACCCCCTGGTCTAGCCAGCTGGCCAAATGAATTTGTCCATCTGTCTCTAAAAAATTTTCTTGGCAGAAAATGTTTTTAGGCTGTATCATGCTAGTGCATGCTACATCCAAGTTGTCTTATCATGTTTCACATGTTATAAGACAACTAGGTTAGCTAACCCTTAACATAACATAAAATATAAATTTTATCTTATGAAAAGTATTATAACTCAGGTTATTGCTAACCCTCGTTCTAAAACTAATTGGATCTTCTATCCCAACGGCATGAAGCCTTTTGTGATAGCCAAATCCAAATGCAAAGGTGCAAGGATTAAAGCCAAGACATTCTGTGTCTGTGACTTTAAGTCCACCACCTCTGCAAAGGGCACCATATATGTGTACGAAGTACACAACTATGGTGAGCTGATGTTAGGCAAGCCTACATCATCTAAGAAGAAAGGGAAGTGAATTCCCTTTCTTTTTTTCCCTCCTCTTCTAGCCCTTAACTTAAACTGTATAAATACATTTTAAGTAAATCAATTTAGTTATGCTAACAAAATTAATTTTTATACTATACCTGCTAACAGGTACAGTAACCCCTCAACATGAAGTTGATGGGAGAGAAACATATGCAATCTTCTTTGAAGATGGCACATGTGTAGACTTTGCCTATAAAGGCGAAGTCTATAATTGGATTGAGACAGGCTCATTCCAATATAATGAAGACCTTGAGGATTAGCATCCTCTCGGTCTCATTATTTTTCCCTCTTTCTTCTAGCCCTAAACTTAATTGGCAAACCAATTAAATTTTATAAATTATGCTTAAAGCAAAATTTCTTAAGATGGCAAAAGGCGGAACTTTAGCCATCTATGAAGTTCAAGGAACTTCAACTGAGTTGGATAACTTCGTTAAATCCAACTATAAAGACAGGGAACCTGCCTTTAAAACTGACTCCAATAGGGTGCCTATTGAAGTCAATGGAAATAAAGTTCCACTTTATTTCACTTCTTACCCGATGCCGGGTAAGAATATATGGCACCCTATGTACCAAGTACAAGATGGTGCCAATGCAGGTTCTTGGACTTTAGACAAGTCCGAACTGCAATTTGAAATGCTTGTGTCCAAGTCCACCGGAGGTGACCTTGGTCAAAGCATTGCAACTGCATTTGCAGCCAAGTACGTGGATGCTTCCAGCACCACTTTGTCCTCGGCAGCAAACTTGCTGTTGGATGATTCTGAAGATGAATCTACAGAATCAGATTCAGATGTTCCAGAAGAAACATCTGAAGAAGCAGACTTAAGTGCTATTGCACCCAAGCCTGCAACAAAGACTACAAAATAGTCTTTGTAAAGAGAGTGGAATAATCCACTCTCTTTTATTTTTTCCCTCTTTTGCTAACCCTTAACTTAGATTGCATTAAACACTTTTGGTAAAGTGTTAGTAGCATGTAGATATAATATATAATTTTTGACATCTCTGTAAAAAGAATCCCGATACAGGCTCATTCTGTACAGAGAATATTATACTTGCTACTTAATACTTACTACTAGCTGCTTCAATATTATAATTACTAATAACAATTAATAATTATTACTTGATGCTTGTAGGTATGTGGCGGAAATCTTTAACTAAGTTAGCTTACTTAGTATATAGTAATGTGTATGTCTTTATTAAGTACATTCCTACTACTATCTATATCCTATCTACTACATAACTACTATTATACTATTATAATACTTTAGTATTATATAGATTTTATATAGCTAAAATCCAAATCCATACATAAATGAAAAGAGTAACAATTGAGGATCTTATTGTCCTTACAGAAGACTATGCTCTATCCTTGAATACTTCTTTATATCTCCTTATAGAAGATAAGCAAAAAGAAGGTTTCCGGATAGTTGCTAAATACCACCATCCAGCAGTTGGAGAGGTAGTACAATTAAAAAGGGACTACTCTCTTGCAGGGTAGTCTTATTATTAACTAACAATTTTTATTATGTTAGAAATCAATGTATCAGCCAATTCATTGTGAGTACTTAGTACTTAATGGCTAACACCTTATACTAGTTCAAAGGGTGAAAATAATACTAGTTACTTCCTTACTGTTAGCAAACAGTGACAAACCTGTGGGGCTACTATTGGGTTCTATATTTCTCCTGCAAAGAGACTTATAGTGCTACATATCATTTGCAGTGATATAATCCAAAGTTAGTGCAGACTTAAAAATCAGGTATTTTACATATAGCATAATGATAAAGCTATGTGAGTTTAATTTAAACTATTTCGTCTTATAGTATAGCAGAGCCCCTGGTAGGTGACTGGACTATTTGTATGATTGTATTTATCTATTCTCCTCCACGAGATTCCACTTGGGAGAATACAGCTGACTGAAGTGGAATTCAGTTTTACTCTGTAACTATAGAACTCAGCGGTTCTTGCTATGATGTAGGAAGTCATGGCAGTTATGCAGTTTATGCAATTAAGCATATTTTATTATTCTAATTAACTATCAAGTCCTGTGTACCTAGCACAGGCAAGTCCTCAAAACATTCTTAAAACTAAAAATTATGATTTTTAAAACTATGATTGAATTGTTCCAAGGTAAGTTAGCCAAAGTTCAATATGTGAAGTATTCTAATGGTAAGCAAGTAAAAAGAGTACTTGATAAGAATAATATTCCGGAAGCAATTATTGAGCTATGATAAAAGAATATCTTTCATTTACAATAGGCCTGGGTGTAATAACAGGCCTTATTATATCATTAGGTGAATATATTACTGAATGTATAATAGCATCAACTATCTTTTGGGCATTGATGCTTATAACAATGTTAAAAAACTAAATATGGAACAGAACGGAAAAATTGCATTTGCATTTACTTTATATGCTATCATTACATTCTTTGTTGGATGTATTGTAGGAGCATACAATGTTAAATCTAAGACTATCAAGACAGAATACTTCTTGGAAGTCTCTGAGGATTCTATTTGGGTAGAATCTCAATCAGGTAAAGTGTATCAAGGTAAATATATTGACCTTGACTCCCTGATTTGCATGGACAATATCTAAAGACATATCCTAAGCATGATATAAAACTGCTTATACTCTCATCCAATTGCAGGAATCAGGTTTTATATAGTTGTGTTTAGGCACGTAATGCTATATAAAATGAGTAGGGTGACTCCTTCTGAAAGAAAGACTACCTCTGGGATTATAAGTGTGGTGATATTATCATCCATGAGTAACGCTTAACAAGTAGTAAGAGGTCAAGGGTTGCAACCTTGTGAGAGTACTAATTAAATTATTAACCCTTAAACCTATACTTATGGAAGTATTTACGGTAAACAAATGGTTTTGGAATTATGATGGTAATCATTATCATAAATGGATTGAATCTGAAATAGTCTCTTATCATGCTACAATAGAAGGAGCAAATGCTAAGATATCTTCTCTTCCTGATAAAGATGAAAAGATTACAGATGAGTATGATGAAACATATTCTATCTATTTTGTATCCTCTATTGTAGTTGAGGACTAACGGTAAACTATATGTTACAAGAGTTTGGAGTCTAGAATGTCTTTTACTTGTAATCCCTTCTTTGACCTTTCTGTGGGTAATCAGAAAGTATTAATGCACCATTCTCACTTCCCAAGGGTGAGCAGTTGTAATAGGCTCATTGCTGTAAAGCATGTAAGTAGTGGAAACAGTTAGGTTCAAATCCTACATATTACAACTGAGTGCAGAGGGATTAATCTAGGATATGATACGTAGACCTAGCTACAAACTGAAACAATGGAGGGTTATAGATGCTCCCGAGCAGGTGCAAGGCCTGCATTTTTAACTTATAGAAACTTTATTTATTAACTTAAAAATATACTCAAAATGAAAATTCACTTAAAATCTAAACAAGGTCTTTATGAAGTAGAGACATATGGTAGAAATAGTATTACTTGTTCTACCAAACATTCTGTATTCTCAGTTCCAACTAGTGACTTCAAGTCATTTGCTGGTGGTAGTTGGAATCATGATCTTACTAAAGATGATATGGATTTATTCTTATCTGTTATTGATCCTATTAATTATAAGATCCAAGTTGAACAAGAAAATGAAATTATATCTCTTGCAGCTAGGATTGACATGATTGATAAAGCTACTAAAGCTTCATTTACATCAACTGTTGTTGAAGAAGAAGAGGAAGCTGGTCCTACTAAGGAAGATTATGAAAGATGGTATGATCAAAAATCTGATGAACTTAACAAGTTAAGAAATCATATGAGAACTATTGCACATGAAGTGTATTCTCAAAATCTTGATTTTACCAACTTTCAAATAACTAAAGGTATCAAGTTCATCATACAGCAGGGTAATTATGATCATAATGCATTCAGACTCTGTTGGGATCCATATGGATTTGTATCTAATGGTCATAGTGATATTAGTAGCATCTTTAGACCAGATGACTGGCATACTATCAATGGTGGTTGGATCAAGATCATTGAGGATGATGTAATTCTATACTTCAAGTCAGGTGACTATGGAGTATATGATGATGCTATTGCAACAGAGTGTGCAAAGAAACTGTTCCCGGGAAAGAATATCCATTCTTTTGCAGGAAGAAGATGGGATGAAGAACTTGACAGTATGTTCTATGAACTCCCATTTTAATCTAATGTCCTGAGCATGACTATAAACTGCTCATTTAACTTATAAATCAATTCAAACATTAACTTAAAACAAAACAAGATGAGAAATTTATCTACAAAAGGACTTTCTATGTCCCAAGCACAATCAATCTCTAACCTTTGCAACCAAAATGCACAAGAGATTCAACGAGAATTAGAATCTTATAACAACTGTACTAAGACTATTACAGTTGGTAGGAAAGATTATATTCTCCAAGAAGGATCACCTATTCCAGGTGATATACTTGCTAAGTTGAAGAACAAAGGTGATCTTCATGCTTGTCAAGCTTTCCTTATGGAAGCTATCAAGAGTAAAGAATTTGAGTTACAAAGATTGAGAAATCTAAAACCAGATTTTTCACATCTTCAAGAGCCAGTTAGACAGTATGCTCCTGACTATGATGTTCTACATGATGTAGAAGAATCATGGGGATGGAGACAATTGTCTGATGCTGAATACTCAGAGTATCTACAAGCAGAAGCTATGGCTTCTCACTTAGGTCAATTTATCCATAAAGGTGGTAAGTTGACTCAATTGAGAAGAGATCTTCCTAATGTAGCTAGCCTTGAGTGGTTTGAGGTTGAAGATGGTAAAAGAACTCCGGTTCAAATTACCAAACATCACCATCCTTCTGCTTTAATGCAATGTCATGAAGATATTGCTGAAGAGCATAGAAAGTATGAGCAACGTGTAAACTATTACAAAGCAAAGGTTAAGAACCTTGTTAGTGATGAGAATGCACGGGTTCAGAAATCAAATGCAGACCAAGCTGCAATATTTCTTAAGCTTGAAAAAGAGCTAAATGAGAAATATTTGCTAGAAAGGGATGCATATAATGGTGAGGTACTCAGACTTACTATGGAATTTAATGCTCAACGAGAGTTGGACATTAAAGCTGCTGCAGCATTGAGAATCAATGTTGATCCTAGGTTTCAGCATGTAATTGACATGTTCATTACAACTGATAACTAGTAAACTAATTGGGTGAGTAAGGGATAAGCACAAGCTGATTCCCTTGCTCTTTGTACTAAGTAACAGAAATTTTTGATATAGACTGTGGTTGATATCCACTTACAAGAAAAATTAATTTGATAAATTAATTCCACCGCTTCTCTTCAAACTTATAAAAACTGAGATAGAACTCATCATCAAACAGGTTACTCCAGGAGTAGATACTCCATACAAGGGAGATAACTGGTTGGTACTAATGAGACTTAGTATTTGTATTTGCCTTTGTAGAAGAGAAGGTCTTTGTCTTAGTATTTGAATTTGGCTTTAGCTATATATTTCTGTTACTTAGTAACTAATTTATGTCTTACTTATTATTTTAAAATATGAATATAGAAGATCTTGAAAAATCATTACAAAGAGCACAAGAAGAACTGTACATGCTTCGATATGCTAAATGTGATCCAGAAATGTACTCAATGGCAAAAAGTGACATTGAGCATAGAATTATGTGTATTACTGATATGATTGAACACAAAAAGAAGTACAACAAATTTATTAATCGAGTTAAAATTATACTTGCTATTATATTGGTAGGTGTAGCAATGATGGTCTATGATTTTATTTCTAGGTAAACAATTTAACAGAAAAGAGAGGTCTTACATTAAAACTGTAGTTGATATTAAAAAGGAAAAACCTATTAATATCACAAAAATAAGTAATGACATTGTTCTTGAATTTGCAAAAACACAAGTGTATTTAGATAGCAATGGCTATGCTAAAAAAGTATTAACTAAAATAGAAAACAGATGGGTATGAGAAAACCATATAACTGGAGAAAGCACGTTAAACCTAAAACTCAAAACAAGATTAGGTATGACTATGTAGAAATTACAAAAGAGTATGCTGATTTACTCAGTGAATCTTTGAAAAACTTAAAAGAAGAAACTGGTAGAGTTTACAAAAAAGATATATTCTACCATATCAATCTAATTAAAAGAATAATAAAGCATAAATTGAAATGAAGTACTTAGATGTTGGTTATAAATCAGCTATTATTTTTTGGTTTCTTATTGAACTTTATTATTTTGTAAAGACAGTATAGTCTTGAAGTCCCATAGCTCAGCTGGATAGAGCAACTGCCTTCTAAGCAGTAGGTCACAGGTTCGAATCCTGTTGGGACTACTAAAAATTAAAATTATGATAAATTATGAAGAATACACAATTCAGAATGTAATGGGATTTAAATTAGACCACCAAATTGAAGGCACTAAACCTGGATTTAAAACAGTATTACCTAAAAAAGCACTCAAAGAAAAAGTAAAAACTAACATTGTTAGAAATTACAAGTTCTTTACCAACTTTAATAGGCAATTATTAGATAAAGTAGTGGATTACAAAAGAATAAATGGCTAATGCATATAACAGTAACCTATGAAGATTCAGATGTAGCAAAAGCATTGGCTAAAATTATGAAGGATCCAAATGCTGAGGAGTTTGTAAAATTACTTACTCCTATGATCTGTAGTAGTTCCAGTGCTGTGCAGTACTTCTTTCAACTTATGATTGATGGTAAATTACCAGAGGTTATTCCTAATGGATCATTATGTAAGATTAAAGTAGACAATCTAGGATATGGATCTAGAAAAGATCTTATTAGACAAAGATTTGCAGATAATGAAGACAAGGTCATTGTAACTGTAATACAGTTTAGAGGTTACCATGAGTACAGTGAATACTCCATTGAGTATAAAAATGTACTAGAAAGTGGTGATATAAAAACTGAAACTACTTATGTAACAAGTAGAGAGCTTGAAATTATTGATGACTTTTAGTTTTCCATAAATGAATTAGAGGGAAATTAGTTTCCCTCTTTTCATTGTTAGCTATATATTGCTAAATATTATTTGTTTAAACAGTAAACTTCTTTATAAATAGTATATATTTATCTGCATATTTCTATGCAGGTAATGATATAT